CGTATAAACATTTCATCTCTTGTGCTTGATGTACCAATAGTTGTTTCTGTTCCAAAAAATATTAAGTGTCTATCCGGTGTAGATACTAAACTAAAACTAGATGATGTAGGTGCATTAGCAAGTATAGTTGCTCTTGTTGCATTAGCTGTTGTAGGATCTGAATCCCATTCAAATGTTTCTCCGCCTGATATAGTTGCAATAAGTTTATTACCAAAATTATCTAATGACCATAACCCAGGTGCTGTAACAATATCTCCTGATGCTGCAGCGTTCCATGCAAAAAAGTTTGATGCATCTGTAACAGTTGCACCACTTGAGTGTATTGCTGCCGTGGTTCCTGTTGCACCTCTCGTTAAACCAGACAACGTACCTCCACTATTACCTGTATAAGTAATTAGTTCAGAACCAACTTGCACTGTACCTGATGATGGAAACGATGTTGAACTAGCCATAGTTAATGATGTAACCGATGCATTTATTCCTGATGATAGTGTTGATGTAAACTGTCCTTGTGCTACACCACCCCATGATCCAAGGCCCCAACCTGTTGTTGCAACCTCAACTGCTGGTCCAACAGGATAATAATGTTTAACACGAATACCGCCAGATGTGCTTGCACCTGATCCTGATTCGTTAGATGCCATAGTAATTGTTAATGTAGTAGTTGTAGGTATACTTGATACTTGAAATTTATTGTCATTAAAATTACCTGATAAAAAACCAGAATTTGTTATTGATGTAAAATTATCTAATAAAATAATATCACCTTTATTCATGTTGTGTGCTGATGAAAAAGTTATCGTAACAGTTGCAGATCCATTAGTTGTAGAAAATGCAGATGTTAAAGTTGTAGTAGATTTGATTGGATGTATGTCATAAAAAATACCACCAGAATAAGCATACAATATTCTATTTGTACCTAACGCTGCATACTTAATACCACTAGCATTTACAAAATGGTGTATAGCCGTGTTACGTCCAGTTAAGTCAACAGAACCTAGTTGTGCCCAACCACCTATTTTTTCTGGTGTACCATATCTAAATCTAACATTGTCACCTTCTATCCATTGGCCTTCACCACCGGTGCCTGTAACCTGTTTATTAAAGCCTGGTTGAAATTTAACTTTTTGAAGCATAGGTTAACTCTCCTATATACTTTCAACAAAAGCTGCATAGTCAGTTTTAAGTTGATCTGTCCATATACCACTATTAGCTAAAGTTTGAACATCTTCATGTTCTTTAGCTAAATCATCTGATGATATATTTGGAAAGATAACATGACGATGATAATTTCTTGAAATTACTTTACCATCTTCTTTTATAACTGTATCGGTTCTAACTTGTATAGCTTTAAATTTGCCTACAACTTCCATTTTTCCGATTTCTTTAGTTTTTGCTAGTGCCATTTTTTATCTCCTTTTAATTTTATCCTGAATGATAGTTTATTGCAAATCTTATTTCAGCACCATCATCAAGTATGTTTGCGCTTATTTCATCTCCGCTACTACCGTTATGAAATCTTATAGGGTTGTAACTTTCAAATATCATTGGTACGATTGCTGAACCAACATCTGAAACAGGGCTATGAATCATACAAGAACCAACTCCTCTATGACCACCTTCTCCACCAGAAGTATTAAGAGGTTTACCATTAATTTCTATTCTACCAGAAGGTGATGAAACACTAGCACAAACAAGACTTCCATTTAAAAAAACATGACGACCTATTTTTACATAAGTACATTCATCATTGCTTGTAGCTACACCTACTGAACCAGAAGCGGTAGTAATTGATGCTGTCCATGTTCCTTCTTCATAATCATCAAATAATTCTTGTGTTGGTGTAGCATCACCATCAGATAAATCAGCAGTAGCAGCAAAATCTATACCATGACCACTTGCAACAACTAAATTACCGTCAGTAATAGTTACATTACCACTACCTGTTGTAACTCCTGTCAAACCACTTGCATAAGTTTTAAGTCTTGAAGCAGTTACTTTTCTATTTGTTCCTCCAGCACCATCATCAACGATAAACAAGTCAGCGTCAACGATTGCAGCACCTATATCAGTTGCACCGTCTATATCTAAATCAGCAACTGCTAAACTTCCATCTGGAAATACAGGTGCTTGTGTAAAAGTTACAACACCACCTGATGATATTGCCATTGAATCAGCATCTCCTACAGAACCTATCTGTCCATCATTTGCAATTGTTATTCCACCACTATGAATATCTCTAGCAGTAAAAGTTGCAACTCCTACTTGAGCAAGAGTACCACTAATTTCAACATTACCATTAATATCAATTAGTGTTGAGTTTAATTCTATTTCATCATCAGCATTAATATCTAAATCACCATCAGCGTCTGATCTAATATTAATAGCAGAATCTCTAAATTGAAGTTGCATATCTGTATTAAGTAATAAACCATCATCATGTACATGAGTTAATGTAACTTCGTCATTAGCACCAAATGATAGTATAGCACCATCATGTTGTAATTCTAAATCTTGTGTTAGTGTAACATCACCATCTGATCCTATTGCGATTGCGTCTTTGTCAGAAGCAGAGCCTATAAGACCAGCGTCAGCAATAACGATACCTGCATTAAATGTTGCTTCACCAGCTGCCGAACCATCAATTGTTAAGAATGTTGTATCAGCACCACCGTCTGTACCTTTTAAAATTATATCTGAATCATTTGCTGCTGCATCAATTGTAATATTGCCTGATGAAGTTGTAATATTAACTGCTGCATCACCAGCTGTTATATCATCTGCTGCTGCTGAGGATCCACTGCCTGTAATATATGTTTTTAATCTTGAGGCAGTTGTTTTTCTATTTGTTCCACCTGCTCCATCATCTATTATAAATAAATCTGCATCTACGATATCGGCTCCTATGTCCGTTCCTCCATCAATATCTAAATCAGCTAATGCTAAACTTCCATCTGGGAATACAGGGGTTGCTTGAAAAGTTGCAACTCCACTAACGTTCAATGTACCATTTAAATCAACAGCAGTTGCTGTTAAATCTATTTCATCTGTTGCACCAATAGATAGCACTGTTGCACTAGTACCTTGTATAAATTGACTGGCGTCATTAAACATAAGTTTATTTGTGCTATTTAAAGTTAATCCAGTATCATTAGTATGTGTTAAAGTAGCGTCAGAACCTGCACCAAAAACAAGAACCGCTGAATCAGATAATAATTTAAGGTCATTACCTATTATAGTATCTTTGGCTACACTTAAACCACCATCAGTTTGTAATGATCCATCTGTTGTAGAAGTTGCATCTGTAGCATCATCTGTTTTTAAAATACCACCAAAAGTACCGGTTCCAGAACCTGCTAAGTTTCCAACTACATCAATTAAAGTAGCAGTTAATTCTATTTCATCAGTAGCAGCAATATCTAATACTGTTGCACTTGCGCCTTGTATAAATTGACTAGCATCATTAAAACATAATTTATTTGTAGAGTTTAAAGTTAACCCTGTACCATCTGTGTGAGTTAATGATGTATCTCCATCAGCACCAAATTTTAATACTGCTGAATCACTAATTAAACTTAAATCATCTCCGACTGTTAGATCTGTTGCAACCTTAACTGTTGTATCATCGTCTAAAGTTAATACTGTTGTTCCATCAAATTGTTTAAATATTAAATCATCAGTGTCTACACGTAATTGAATTACTTGAGCACCTGCAGTGCCGTCCATATCTAATGTTAATTGTGTAGTTCCTGCATCTTTAAATTCTACGTTTCCACCAGCTGCATCAATTACAATATCCGCCCCTGCATCTAAAGTTAAATCTCCAGAACTAGTTAAAGTTTCTGAAGAAGATGAAGAAATTTCATTTATATTTGTACCATCAGTGTAAACAAATTTAGTTCCTTTATCTGTTGTTGAAAAAGTAACACCTGTTCCGGACACTGTTTTAAATTGTACAGTGAAAGAACCTGACGTGCCATTAGTTACAATAAATGTTTTTTCAATTGAATCAGGAATTGTTACAACAGAATTTCCTGTTATTGTTCCTGTTAATTTTATAACAGCATTTTGTGCAGTTGCTGTAGCAGCACCATCTGTAATATCTAATGCTAATGTGCCACCATTTGTTACTGCTTGTTCTACATAACCAGCAATTGCTGTGTTAACAATGTTTAAGTTAGTATTAGTTTTATCTCCCCAAGTACCGGCGTTCTCGCCAGTTGCCATTATTTCTATACCAAGATCTGTAAATGTTGATGCCATAATTTAATTCCTATTGTGGTGGTGACTGTATAGGTAACCTAACAGTACCATCTGTGTAATCATCCCTTCTTCGTCTTCCAATTTGTTCTCCAGCAAACATTTGTATTTCTTGTTTATATTTACCTTCGTATAACTGTAACATATCCATTGGTCCTTTTAAGTAACCAAAAGCTTCTGATAAACAACAATATAACAGACCATTTGGAAAATTCAAACTTATATAACTAGTCTCG